AAGTCTGGATGGGAGAAAAAGAATGGCAGGAAACTGATCGATCAATGATGGAGCCTTCAATCTAATGGAAACACCTACAACAACAAAACCCGAATTTTATGATGTCATGGCCATTGCAAAAACTGCAACTGTCCTTGTTGGCAGTTATAAATCCGTCCTTGAAAAACTAAATGAGCTCTATCCTCTTGAAGTCAAGAGCAAGACGAATCCAACACCAAAGTTCTATTCCGATATGACCTTTGAGGCTCAATTAAATAAACTTTTGAATTATAATAAGTATAAGAGTAGCCATTTCGTCTATGGTATCATGTACTACCATCAAACGGATTCATCTCCCGAGAGAGCTCAGATGGCAAAGGATATGAATATCCCGGAAACGGTCGTTAGCTATCGCATTCAACGAGTGGAACTCCACCGTTAATATATACTCTTATGCTCGACGATATCCTGACAAAAGCCCTTGTAACACAACTCGTGGAGAACCTGGTTCACACCGAGAAGATGACCTATATGGAGGCGGTCCTGCATATCTGTAACGAACGTCTCATTGATCCATTGGACATTGGCAAGTTAATTGGCCCCACGATTAAATCGAAGATCGAGGTGGAAGCAATGGCTGCAAATCTTCTTCCCAAGAGCAATTCCCTCGCGAGCTTTATTTAATACCATGACTTTTTTATTAGACACGCCATATACCCCGTGCTTTATAAGAAATCAATTCTTCTTTGATGAACAAGAAGGACATGGAGAATTTACTCATGGTTTTGTTTTTGGATTCAGAGCTGAACCGCATCGAGTACCAGTGTTTCAGGTAATGCTTGAGAATGGAGCACAATGGGCACGAGTACCAGTACATATGATCTGCAGTAAACCATGTGATCCATTACCGCTGGACATCTCTGTATGGTGGGATGGTTTCGGTCGATGCTGTACCGTTCATGAATTTAATTTTCTGAAAAACAGACCCGTTGAGTGTTATGGCAGAGATAAAATAACTCGGAGGGGTAATTACATATTTACAATTGACTGGGCAAAAGATGGGTGGTCGGAAATACCAGACCAGCATAAAAATCATCATATTATTAGTCTGAATACGGGTCAATGGGTGGCATATCCCAATAACAAAACAGTTTGGCCGGATGACAGTTGGATTAAACCACAGGTAAATTTGAATTGGAAAAGCCCTAGCAAAAATTATAGTGTTGAAAGTTCTATTTCATAATGTTAAAACCTTGGGACGCATATCTGATATATACCGCAATCAAGTTACACTTTGATAGCGAATCATATGATGCAGTGAGGTATAACTATAAGACTTCTGTCAAAGAGAAGTCGTTCTTTGCACGTAAGGATAAGTACTTCTTTGCCAAACTGGCCAAGAGGTATCCAGAAAAACAAACACTGATCAACTATTACATTGCCAATTTTGTTCATCACACGGACGGAAAGGTCTGGGTGGGTGAACTTGTGGACACTCAGAGTGAGGATGTATATGCAGCATGGCTCAAGATTCATGACTCATTGTCCTATGTCTACGATCAGGACATTCAAAAACTTTCAGATTACTGTTCAAAACATAAGTTACGATTCGATCAATTATTTCAGGCAGGACTAGACGATCAGTCTCATCCTCTTGTCATGCGATTGTTCACTCAGGGTGAAATCACTCTTGAGACTGTAACCATATTGGACATACTCACAGACTTTATGAAGCGAGCGGATAAACTCATTACAGAAACAATTCTGTGGCCGAGTCTTTCTCGCAAGCTTCGTAAATACCGTGTGTTTCTGCGAATAGACCGAAAAAAGATGAAAGAAATTACTCTTTTAAGGTTTACAAACTGAGGCACTCAGTATAGATTAGATACACTGTTAATACTACAACAATACAACAATACTACAATACAATGTCATTCGCTGACTTAAAAAAGAATCGTACAACTTCCATCGCTGCTCTCATGAGCGCGGCTGGAAAAACATCGGGTGGTGGAGGTGAAAAGAAGTCCTATACGGACGATCGTTTCTGGTCTCCCGCCGTGGACAAAGCTGGTAATGGTTATGCCGTGATCCGTTTCCTTCCAATTACAAAGGGTGAGGAACTTCCATGGGTCCGTTACTGGGATCATGGCTTCAAAGGCCCATCGGGTCGCTGGTATATCGAGAACTCTCTCACATCAATCGGTCAACCCGATCCTGTGGGTGAACTGAATACCAAACTCTGGAACTCTGGAATTGAGGCTGATAAAGAAACGTGCCGCCTTCAAAAGCGCCGTCTTCATTATGTCGCAAACATCCTTGTGATTTCTGATCCTGCAAATCCTGCCAATGATGGCAAGGTATTCCTCTATAAGTTCGGCAAGAAAATCTTTGATAAGATGCTAGACCTTATGCAACCTCAGTTTCAAGATGAAAAGCCAGTGAATCCATTTGATTTCTGGGATGGCGCAGACTTCAAGTTAAAGATTCGTAATGTCGAAGGCTATCGCAACTATGATAAGTCCGAGTTTGCGGCTCCTTCACCTTTTCTGAATGGTGATGACGAGAAGCTAAATGCAGTCTATGAAAAACAATACTCCTTGAAGGAGTTTGTTGATCCAAAGAACTACAAGTCCTATGCTGATCTAAAGCGTAAACTGATGGAAGTTCTGGGTGATGCAAATCAGGTTCATTCGACTGCAGAGTCAATTGATCTTGATAATACAGCCTCGGGTCCTCGCTATGCCGAGACTCCCGCGGCGGTACGTGCACCCTTTAAGCCCGTTGAGGCGGGTAGCGATGATGATTCAGGTAAAGAGGAAGATACCCTCAGCTACTTCGCAAAGCTAGCGAAGGAAGATTAATCCGAGATTCATTCACTATATAATGCAAAAGGAGGCTCTCGAAAGGGAGCCTCTTTTTTTAGTGTCCCGTCGACCTATAACCAAAAGACTCTTCTGTTTTATTCGGATGATTCGATTGCTGAATTGTAACGCTGCTATTGTTGTTAGAAACTGTATTTTTATTCACTACAGGAGCTATCGCAACAGAGCCTCCAGAAGCAGCATTCTCTCTCATTTCTTTTGTACTGTTTGTGAATGCAGAAATGTCAGCTCCGGCCGATGAAACGAGAGCTGGCCCAATTGCAGCTCCGGCGGGATTTGTTGTCATTCTGTAGCTATCCAGCATCGCTTTACCGAAATCGCCAAATGGATCTGATCCAAAAACATTTAGGAGAGGATTGCTTTCTTGGCCAGCAGATGCTGCGTCCGTTTTCTTCTTCAGTTCTTTTGCTGCTGCTTTTGTTGCAGTTGTTTCGCCTGCTGCAGCAATGATGCTCTTCGTATCCGTCTGAACCTCTCCTCCAGTCTCTGTATGTGTACCACCCAGCGCTCTAGAAAAACTAAAATCACGCATACTCTTTGCGATTGAATCGAGCCCAAGGCCTTCCGCCACACTCGCAAGAAGATTTTTAGGTATATCAAGCACGGCTGTAGCAAATGTTTTAAGCATTCCTCTGAAAATTTCCGTTATAACTCCGAGAATGTCACCCTCTTTAAATTCCCTTGAAATATCGGTAAACGTGTCAAAAATATTTCCAAAAAATTGCTCGAACAGATCTTTGGCCGCTTTAGCAAGTCTATGAATGGTTTCGCCGATAATATCGCTAAAGCTAAATGAATCAAGGAACTTTTCCACCTCTTCAAATCCAAGTGCTCCGGCAACCCAAGAAATGGCATCTTTTATAAAATCAGCCAGATCACCAGTAAAGAAATTTACAAAGCTGATAACACCAGCCTCAAGCCCTGCCCAAATATCGCCAGTCTTTTTAAATACGTCAAGTCCATCTATAATAGCAAACACTACTGCCAGTGGTCTAAGAAGAAGGCCAGCAAATCTTGCAAGTGCTGCTCCGATTTTAAAAGCAATTCCACCTACAGCTTTTACAAATTTAACAAGTTTGCCAAAATATGTCTGCATTTGTTTAATCCGAGGAAAGAGTTCTTTTAAGGCCATCATTTCATCTCCTCTCATTAATAAAAATACGGAAGCTCGAATTGTTCTTCCAATCTTTGTAAAAAAATTACGCAGGAAATCTAATGACTGGACAACGGGTTCAAACATCCCGCCGGATCCAGCAATTCCAAGTATTCTGGCTAATTTATTAATACCCAGCGCCTCCATTAAAATGTTTTTAATTTTGCCTAATATGCCGAACAATGTTTTATCTAAAACCTTTCTAATGCCACTGACAAATCCGGCAAATGAACCCATAATAGCAGCGCCAATACCTAAAAGTATTTCCCAAAATCCAAGACCGCCTTCTAGATGTTTATCGTCTTCGACAACACTTCTTCCTTCTTTTTTATTCTTTTCACCCTCGCGGCGGGCTTCCTCATTCTTTAAAGCCTCAGATTTGTTCAAGTCAAACGTATCGCTCATTACCTGGCTTATAGCATTCAACGCAGCCACTGATTTGAGCGTATCTTCTGCAATGAGCTTTAACACACCTAGAACCGTATTTGGACCACTCTCTTTATCATTTTCCGCACTTGAAATATCCTGTTCAACCAAAGATTTAAGGCTCGCCGCGGACTCAAGGGACAGTACAGACATATGCATCATATGCGCACTAATCTTATCAAGAGCCTCGTTCGAGACCATGAGCTCTAGGAGTATGTCCTTGAATGTTTCGTTTTTGTCTTTTGCTTCAGCCATGATGGTATGTTTCTTTACTTAGATGTAGTTCTCTTTCGAGCCTTTTCGTTTTCTTCTTTCACATGATCGACTAAGAGAGCTACGTAGATTTCCCTCTCCCACGGCAACATCGTGTTTAATTCCGATAAACTGTATTTGTGATGTTGCATAAGGGCGAAATTAGTCTGATAATGATTCATCAAACTGTCGTGGGAGAGGGCGATGAGAAAAAACTTTGAATTCCTCTGATCAATAGTGAATTTTTAGCTTTGCAGTGTGCGCATTCAAACTCAACGTTATGCTCTAATTTAGGCATTGCTTCGATGAATTCTTGAATCTTTTTAAATTGATTCTGATTCAATGACTCGAGGAACTCATGCAATTCTGCTTTGGTTTGATCCTTTGCGGGATAGACTCTCTTATTATCAAAGATGGATTCAATACAACCAGCAATAATGTTAAAGGCCAATTCGGCTTTATTTGTTTTCTCCGAATCGCCCTCATCACTAAACTCAGCCACCAAATCAACCTTGGGCCAATTCATTGTGATACCAATTGTGTCGGTCAGTTGAATTGTACCGGAAGGAAGATTCTTTACATCGATCTTAATTTCATCTAAATTTACATCAACCCGAGTGTTCTTTTCGCAGCTGGTACATTTTAGGTTTAGCTTTGAGATTTCTCCCACAGATTTTGCACGGAGGCGAAGGAACATATACTCAAGATCAAAAATAGGTAGTTCACCTGGATCAACCTTATTGTATGTGCATGCTGAAATTGTATCCTTGACTGCCTGCATGATTTGCTTCGAATCCGCAGACTCAAGTGCAATCATGAGCATCTTTTCTTCCTTGACAAGATAGGGACGGTAAAAAACCTTCTTTCCAGTGGAAGGAAGCTTTGTTTCATATTTTGGTGTTTCAATAATCGGTAGTGGCATATAGGTATGATTTAGTTGTTAATATCAATCGAAAATTAGAATTATGGACCTGTATAAATGATCGTATCATTTGGTCCTGCCGATGCATCGCCAGATGCCGAACCCTCAAAAGTAACTGTAGTTTCGCGCTTAATGGCTGGAGCGGCTCTTTCAGTTGGAATACTGTCCACGAAGAAGTTTTCATAGGCCATGGTTACGGAAAACTTTTGAACTGAATTTTCCACGGTATTGTCGAGTGCAATCGAGTTAAATGTAACTGGAAATGCATTGTGCAGGACCACAGTGTAGATGGGAAGATTTTTCTTATTTAACTGAGATATTTTAACATCAACCGCGAAGTCTTTAAGATAATTAAGGCGGTAATTATTAAATCCCATAATCTCTTCGGACCACTTATCAAAAATTTTCTTCATGTAATAATCACCCGTGAGAAGAAAGGTAAAATTAATCTCATCATTAAAGAAACTATAGGGCCGTTTTACCGAGTGTTTTTCTAATTGATAATCCAGAGTCATAATCTGTCTTCCGGGCAATGAGCAGGATTCGCACAGAATTGTAATGTCTCGATAATCGTTAATTAGATTCTTTGCATTGAATGTCCCTGAAAGAGCAGATGTGACAATATTGCGAAAATCTAAATTAAACAGAGACTGCTTTGGCGGAGAAAAGTTCACCGTGAACCGATTTTCATGAGCAACTCCACCATGTTTAATGAGTGAAGTCTTTAAATTGTCGATCGATTTACCAAGAAGATTGTCGAGCAGTGTTGCCATTTAGATCAAATTTTTTGAAATTGTTTACGTGATTCGAGCCATACCTTATTCTTCGTGGCACCTCTAAAGTGTTCCGTCGGAAGAAAGATTGCAGTTTCCCATTCTGTAGCAAATACCTGAGAAGCCCGTGTCTTCATGTGGCTCTTTAAATAATGCTTTAAACATGGTGCAAATTCACGAAGTCTCTTTGCCGAAGCAAGAAGGCTATAACGAACCTTTAACCGAGTCTTTTCTGTGAGTTTATCATCCGAGATTGTTCCCATCAATTTATCCAGAAACCTTGCGCGAATTTTTGGATGTAGATAGTGAAGATTCAGACCCAGGAACCCGCCTTCTGCTGGCTGAATGATTAGCACCAAAGGAAACCGGTCGTAATAGGGTAATTCTTTCTTTAGCTTTGGGTCATACACAAACATGTACATTGATCCCCATATCGGCATTGATCGAACCGTTAAGTTCTCATCTTTTAACAGAGTCACTCTGTTAATTTTGCCATTCAGTTCTTTGACTCTTTGAGTGAACCATTCCCGAGCCTGGGCGGAACGCCTTTCAAAGCCCGTCGTGGTGAACTCCTTGTCAAGAGTGGTGAAGAGTGAAACTGCCATAGATCATCTATTTATATCACAATTCTAAAGGATCTTCATACCCAGTTTCCTTAACATGTTTTCATCCCAGATTTCAAAGATCCAACCTCGATCCGCAGCATATTCAGTGGCCGCCTCCCACTTCGAGATGTTCTTAGCATAGGTCATAACTTCTGTAATGTACCTGCGCGTCTTTCTTCCAGTGTTCTTGGGTGGACTCACTTCCTTTGATGGCTTCACCTCGATTAACATAATGCGGCCGTCCGTAAATTCAAACTTGACATCCACAAAGTACCTATGGATTCGACCATCCGTTTTGCAGCGATAGGGTATTACAACCTCCTCGGATGACCACGATACAACAAAGGATTGCTCATCCAGCCACCGAAAAAGCTGCCGCTCCCAAAGTGAACGATAGACAATGCCAATCACGTCGCCTTTATACTTACTTGGGTTCTTTGGACTGAATCGACCTCGGTATGCCATATAAATAGTTAAAATACTATTTATGGCATCACCAAAATTTAACGAGCTTAATCAGTCTTTTGCGGATCTTGGCATTACAGACCAAAATCTAAATTTTAATGAATCATTTCAAACTGGTGGGTCTGTTAACAACGGCACTGATGTTGCTATCGGTGGTTTCACCTTTAATCAGCCTCAATTTATAGCATCAAACCTTAGTTTATTGGCGATTGCTGAAGATCCAGACGACTATGAAGCAGCTGAACTTAACCCTTCTATTAAAAACAACCTTGCGGACGCCTTAGAAGAAACAAAAATTTCACCTGCATCAAAAATCAGGGCTTCAATTGCAACCGTGCAGTCAAAATCAGCTGCGCCGCTGCGTTTTCCCGCAAACCTAGGGAACGGAACAGCTGGAAATATATTCCCATTTATTCAGTTTGTTGCTAATTTAAAGAAAGAAGGCAATTATGCTGTGTTTCTTCCAATTCCCTCTGGACTCACCTTTTCGGACAATATGCAGTATTCTTCTATTGATCTTGGAATTATAGGTAACATTGTTTCAAAGGCTGTTGGATCAGCAGTCAACCAAAGCAATCTTTTTTCGGGTACTGGAGCCGGAATTGGCGCGGGAGTAGGAACAATCGTAAATCAAATAAAAAGCACAAATGCTGCAGCAGCGTTATCAATTGCGACTAAATTTGTAGGAGCCGACAATCTTTCAAATGCTATAGATTTTGGAGCTAGGCAGGTGATTGCTCCAAATACAAATACAGCATTTCAAAATAGTGGAATCCGGCAGTTTCAGTTTTCATTTAAAATGATGCCAAAGGATAAAAAAGAGGCGGATACAATTAGTCAAATCGTAAGGCTGTTTCGCGAAAATATGTATCCAGAGGCAAATGATTTGATTTTAACATATCCTCCAGTATGGAATATAGATTTTTTTAATGGTCATGACCCTAAACCAAATACAAAACTTCCAGGAATACACACCTGCTATCTTATAGCAATGAGCGCGGTATATAACAGCAGTGGTAATATGTTTCATGCGGATGGACATCCGGTCGAAACAGATATTCAGTTAACATTTGAAGAAACCAGAGCGCTTACTCTTGATGATATTAAATCTTTATCCGAGGGCAGAAACGCCTAATCTATTCTTATGCCATTCTTTCAACAGTTTCCCAAGATAGCATACGATTTCGGCTCCAACGGTATTGATTCGAATATCGTCGATTTGTTTAGATTTGTAAAGGCGAATGAACAATATTTTAATGAAATTGCAACGTATATCGATTATCAGGTTAGAGACGGCGAACGTCCTGACATTGTCTCTGATTCGCTTTATGGCACACCGGAATATTACTGGGTATTTTTTCTCATAAACGAACATCTAAAGAATGGAATTTCGGGGTGGCCAATGCCCGAGCAGGAATTGATCGAATATATTGCTGAAGAGTATCCTGGAACAACGATTGAAACTCGGCCATATATTGCTCGAGATGGCGACGGTTTAATTGTAGATCAGCCAAATTCGCTGTCCAATCGATTTTTATTTGCTGAGACAATTTTTGGAAGTACCTCGAGTGCACGTGGAATTGTAATAGGCAAAAATATTCAGCAAAGCCAACTTCAGGCAGTTACTCTTGCTCAATCTCGCCTTACCGTTGCTGCACCGGTTGCACTAACCGCTGGTTCCTTTGTTGTAGGAGCCAATTATAAAATTGTAACAGTTGGAAATACAACATTTCCTGGAGCTGCAACAAACACAGTTGGCTCTGTTTTTACGGCGACTGGAGTTGGTACTGGTACTGGAACCGCTCATCCCACCTATACTGTGGGAGAAAGTATTTCAATGACTCTGCCAAATGGAACAATTCGATCCGCTCTTATTTTTGAAGTTGAATCACAAACAAGTCTTATTGTTGGATATGTATCTGGAGATTTTACAGTAGGTCTGTCACTTATTGGTGCTATATCTAAATGTTCCAGAGCGCATGTATCAATTACTCAAGTTGAGAGGCTGTTTCAAGATACTGAAATAATCACCGGGCAGACTTCAGGTGATAGTGTTACATCATTTAAGGTTTATAATTCTCCGGATGCTCCGCATCACTATTTAAATAGTGAGGGGTTAATATCATATAATAGTGTGCACGTTGACGAACAGGGGGTAAATGATCTTGGACCAGGAAATCAAGCAGGAACAGCCGATGCCGATCTTACGGCAGTTTCGAACCGAGCATATGAAATTGAAGTAAACGAACAAAGATCGAGAATTCGAATCATTCACCCTGATTACATCTATAAGTTTGTTCAATTATATTATAGTCTAATTAATAAGAATGCGTCATGAGTAAGACGGCAAATTTAGAAAATTTACTTGGCGATAATCTTCATATTCCAGAAGCATATCGGGTCACAAGTATTGTTTTAGAAAATCATATGGGCATGACATACGATTTAAATACTTTAAAAACCGATTTTTCAATTACCGAGAGCATATATCATGCAGGCCTGATTCTTTCGATTAATATAAAAGATTCTATTAATTTTTTTGAAATTGGCCAGTTAACAGGTCAGGAGACTATTACAGTAAATCTAACACAGGGGGCAGAGCCTGAACCCGATGCAGAGACCGCAGGCACAAAACCGGCAGATTCTGCTTCTAGAGAAAAACCTAAACCTAAAACAATAAGCAGAATGTTTTTTGTCACTGAGTATCCTCTTTATGGAAAAATGGAGAATAGAACTGAGGTTTATACTATAAAGGGCGTATCGCGGCATATTTACTTATCAAAACTTAAAAGGATTTCAAGGGCATTTACTGGGACAATGGCTAAATTTATTAAGGATACTTTAACCGAGGATTTAGGAGTAAAGGAATCAGATATTGTTCAAAGTGCACAATCTTCGCCATTAGTTTCATTTATTGTTCCAAATCTAAATCCAATAGACGCTATTCTGTGGGTCCTTCGGCGTTGTTATGATTCACACGGAAGCCCATGGTATTGCTATGAAACTCTTGACGGAAAAATTCATATTGAATCTCATACAGATATGAATGCGAAGGCAAAGGAGAACAACATTAGAGAATACACCGACGGTCAGTTTTTTCAATACAGAGTTGGAACCGCAGAGGATTTTAAACAAAGAAAGAGCCGCATTTTAAATTTAGCTTCAAATATTGGAATATCAAAATATCTGTCTAGCATAAATGGAGCCTATGCTTCAAAATCCGTTTATGTGAATATTTCGTCAAAGAAAATTGAAACTCTTGATTTTAATTATGGTGTGGAGTTTCCAAATATGGCAAAAATCGGAACAAATTCACCTCTTTCTCATGCATTTTTCCCTGAAGCACGTGGAGTAGTTGACAAAGCCTCAAAAACGGATGTAACTACTGATAAATTTAATTTAAGAAAAAATCCATTTAATAAAGCCGAAATAGCTAACACGATACGGGCATTTGAATCAATCAGTGCACAAATAAATGCCGGTGGATTAACACTTTCGCAGTTCAGTGATGCAAATGTTAATTACATTTCGTTAAACGGAAAATCACTCGGAAGTAATAATAACTACCATAGTGCAACAAGAAATAAATCTATAAATGTTGCAAATTCAGTGAATGAAAATATGCAGTTTATCTCTCATGACTTTACTATTACTGGAGATTTGGATTTTCATTCGGGTAAAATCGTTAAATTACAATTGAGATCGACGTTTAAGCCAACAAACGAATTGGATAAAAAAGACGACGTCGAAAATCAAAAAATGTTTAGCGGATACTATTTAATAACTTCGGTTATTCATAAATTTGAAAAACAGTATTATTGCGATGTCCGCGCAAATACCGATGCATATTCAACTGAGGTTTTTAAATGAGCTATTCTCACGACAGTTTTATAGGTGGTGTTTTTTCCTGGTTCACTGGAGTCGTGGAGGATGTGAATGATCCATTGCAGATGGGACGCATAAAAGTGCGTTGCATTGGTTATCATACGGATGATCGAGGTCTTATTAAAACGGAAAACTTACCTTGGGCGTCGGTTATGACCCCTGTAAACTCTGCATCAATGTCAGGAATTGGAATGTCCGCAACAGGAGTATTACCCGGTTCTTGGGTGATTGGTTTTTTCCGTGATGGTCCATCCGCTCAGGATCCTATTGTTCTTGGAACAATTCCATCAATGACGGAACAACAGCCAGATAAAACAAAAGGATTTTCCGATCCGGCTGGAAACTATCCTCTTCCAGCTAAACTAGGAACTCCTGATACTCCGCTTGAGGCGAGAACACAATTTGCTCAATCAGAGGCATATAAGTCCAGAGAGAAATATTTAGGCACAGACATTCCAGTTGCTCAACGCCCTCCCATGACAGGACAGGCGTCAGAACCAGAAGCATACAAAATGACCAATTGGAATATCGCTGATACCGTAAAACCAGAATATCCTAAAAATCACGTTTTTAAAAGTGAATCTGGCCATGTTTTTGAAGTTGATGATACACCGGGCCATGAACGATTACTCGATTATCATAAATCAGGAACATATACAGAAATTGATAAGAAGGGAAATAAAATAACAACGGTCGTTGGATCTAATCAAACAGTAATTATCGGCGATGATTACATACACGTAAGAGCTTCGTCAACTGATGGCGGAGGCAAAGGTAATGTTAACATGACAATTGATGGCAATCTCAGGCAGTACGTTGGAGGAAATTATCATCTTGAGGTAAAGGGCGATAAAACCGAATATATTCATGGTCATCGCCAATCAAAGGTAGAGCAGTCTGATCACATTGATGCGGAGCGTGGTATAAATTCATCAAAGACAATTGCAAATACTCACACTGATAAACTTAAATCAAATGGAAATTTAGCCGCAAACAATACGGATGGCACAATTGTGAGTCTCACATCCAATGGAATCAATTTAAACTATGCAACAATAGATCTAAATGGATCTGTCAGATGCGGAAATGGCGCATCTGGAACTGTGACATGTGGTAACAGTATTGTTCAAATTACGAACGGCATCATTACCGGAATTACACCAATATAGGAAACATAAATTATGACAAACGCATCAAATAATCCGATTGATCAGATTACTAAAATAGCCGATAAAGTTGCAGAAATTCCAGACTGCAGTGCACTCGAGGAACTCATAAAAGACATTCAGGCGATGATTAAACTACAGCTTGAAACAATGTTAGAAGAACTTGCCCGTCAGGCTGAAATTGCAATTCCCCCAACGAATCTTAAAAAGCTAATTAAGTGGGCAAAAAAGATTGCTGGCGGAGCGTATGCCAAGTATATAGCACTGGTTGAATTATACGCAAAGACAGTTGCTGCTTTTACAAAACTACTCAATGCAATACAGGAAAAGCTGGCCAAATTAGACTGTCGAAATATAAAACTGCCGACGCTGGATAGCATTATTCCGTCGATACCACAAACTGGTATTTTTCTTCAGGTACAGAAGGCATGGTCCATAGCACAACTAGTACAATCTCCCGGAGCGCTTCTGTCAAATGCTGGATCTCTTCTTGATAACGCACAGGCCGCGGCCACGGCACTTGACGTAAATTTAACAACGAATACAACAGCATCGGCGACCCTGACTGGCCAGGTAACCCCAGCAAATACAAGTGCTACTGGCTTTGTCGCAGCGCCAACTAAAGTCTAGACAATTCATATAAATAGAGTACACTCTTCATGGCAAATTCTGTTCAAACCTTCTCGGATTATAATACATCAGGCCAGAAAACATCTGTCGTTTCGAGTGGCCGTCTGTATTCCGATCTTGATCTGTCATTGGCTCTTCATCCTATTTTTCATGATATTATGCCTTTAACAGATACAGCTGCTGTTATTAACGCAGTTAGAAATTTAATATCAACTAATTTTCATGAAAGACCATTCCGGCCGAATCTTGGATCAAATCTGAGTAATCTTCTCTTTGAACCCGCCGATGTTATTACGATCATTCTACTCAGGCAGTCTATTCTTGGAGTCCTTCGAGAAAATGAACCTCGAATTGATTCAATTAATGTAGAGATCATTGATGATTCCGATAATAATCGATATCATGTAAATTTATCATTTCGAGTGATTTCTCCAAACCTTGAAGTAAATATCACACTCTTTCTTTCCCGGCTCCGTTAATTTAATTTTTGCCATATGTCTTCATTCAACGTCTCTGAACTTGATTTTGCCACAATCAAGGATTCAATCAAGGCTCATTTTCGGTCGCAATCAAAATACAACGATTGGGATTTTAATGGCTCGGGCCTTTCCGTTCTTCTCGATGTGCTCGCATATAATACTCACTACAATGCAATGGTGGCGCATCTCTCTTTGAATGAGACGTTTTTAGATTCGGCTCAGATTCGTGGAAATGTAGTCTCTCATGCAAAACTCTTGGGGTATGTTCCGAGATCATTGTCATCATCAAAGGCGGTCATTAATGTTGTTGTCACTCCGGGTGCAACTGTTGCAAATCAGGCAACAATCCTACGAGGGACTCGGTTTTCTACAGTAGTAGATCAAGTTCGTTATTATTTTGTTGCTCTTGAATCTCATCTTGCGCCGGTGAGTGGAGGTAAATATACCTTTACGAATATTCCGGTCCGTCAGGGTACGCTCAAGAGAATGATCTATCGAGTTGATACCTCACTTGGAAATCAAAAATTTGAAATTCCAGATGCGAACATTGATACAAGCACAATGCGCGTGAGGTTAAAGGCGAATACCGAATCCGATTCATATTCGATCTATACGCAATTTACATCACTTGTAAATATCGACGAGAATTCTCAGATTTATTATCTGCAGGAAACTCCTCAGGGACTCTATGAAATTTACTTTGGAGACGGTATTCTGGGTAAGATGCCAACCTCAGATAACATTGTTGAGATCGAATACGTCTATACGGATGGAACTGTTGCGGACGGAGCCAGTCTGTTTACTTCTGTTGATACCATTTCAGGTTACAGTAATATTGCGGTTACTGTTGCAACAAACTCATATGGCGGCGGAGTTCGTGAATCAATTGAATCAATTCGCTATAATGCACCTCTTACCTTTACTGCACAAAATCGAGCGGTCACGGCGGATGACTATCGTGCAATTATTTTAAAGAATGTGGCAAACGTTGAGGCAATTTCAGTATGGGGTGGAGAAGATAATACTGTTCCAGATTTTGGAAAAGTTTATATTTCTGTGAAACCTATTGGAGCAGAAACTCTCACAGGCGCGGAGAAAACTACAATTCTATCTTCTGTTCTTGCGGGTAAGAATGTAGTCTCAATTACTCCTATTTTAGTCGATCCCGAGTATACCTATCTTGAGCTGGATGTATTTTTTAAATACAATGCTAATTTGACAGATAGAGCTCTTGTTGAACTGCAAACATTGGTACGTGAGGCGGTGATTGCGTATAATGATGATGATCTTTTAAAATTCGATGGAGTGTTTCGTCATTCAAAACTTTTAAGAGAGATTGATAATGCGGAACCGTCCATCCTGAATTCCACAATTCGCGTCTTCATGTATAAAGAAGCCACTCCATCCAATACAAATAACAATTACTTTGATTTAAATTTTTCAGGTCCGATTTATCAGAGTTCTTCCGATTCATTTGTACTCTCAACAAATGCTTTTTTAGTGGGTGGCATTGAACATTATTTTAGAGATTTTGTGGTTGAAGGATCATACAATAGAAAAATATTCATGTGTAAGCTTGTAAACGGAACTGTTGAAAAGGTGAAGGAAGTCGGAATGTTATATGCAGCAACAGGCAATATTACGATTTCAGGATTTATAGTAGATCCGCCTGCGGGTGGCGGAGCGTCTCCGGCAATTCGGTTTACCGTGATTCCGAACTCGAACGACATTGCTCCAAAAAGAAACCAGCTCCTCTCAATTGATTTGCAGGAAGTCGTAGTAGTCGGCGAAAATGATACGATTGCGGTTGCTGGTTCTTCGGGCGCTGTGATCTATACAACGACGGCACGTCACCGGTAATTTTTTATATGGCGTATTCAATTGAAACTCTTGCAAGCACTCGTCGGAAAAGAAAAGAGACTTCTCGCGTAGAAT